GCTCTGGGCTTCACTGGTAACAACAACCAGCGTTCGAACATCACGGCTGAAGCTGAGAAGGTCATCAAGCACATGGCCGTCTACGTCACCCCGTGGGGCACTGTTGAATTCAAACCGACCCGCGAAAACCGCGCTCGGGACGTGTTCATCATGCAGGACGACATGTGGGCCGTTGGCGTTCTGCGTGCGACCAAGAACGAAGAACTGGCCAAGACCGGCGACAACGAGAAGCGTCAGGTCGTCACCGAACTGACCTTGGTCTGCCGGAACGAAAAGTCTTCGGGCGGCATCTTCGACAACACTGTCGCATAATCGTAATGGGGCGGGCTTCGGCTCGCCCCTTTCCTCATCTCATGGCTGAAGGAAAATCCCATGCCCTCAAATTACTTTGAGAACTACGGCATCGTCACGGTCACGTCTGCGACTGTCACGATCACCGACGAGGCTCACGTTGGCCAGCGCGTTATCTTCAACCGCGCTGCCGGTGTGACCGCAACCCTGCCGGAAGCTACCGGCTCGGGCAACCGCTACGAGTTCATCGGCCTTGCCGATGCCTCGGGCAGCCAGATCATCAAGGTGGCTGATAACACCGACGTGATGATGGGCATCGCCTATCTGGGCAACGACAGCGCAGGTGCTTCGTGCTTCTACACTGCCGACACCTCGGACACCATCACGCTGGATGGCTCGACCCGTGGCGGCCTCAAAGGCTGGCGTGTAGTCCTTGACGACATCGCTGCCAACACTTGGGCTGTGATTGTCATGTCGGAGGCATCTGGCACCGAAGCAACGCCGTTCTCGGCCACTGTTTCGTAATCAAAGAGAGGGGCGGGCTTCGGCTCGCCCCCTTGCCAATCATGAATGAATATCGGGTAACATGCGACGGCATTTTCCGTGGGGGCATCCGCTACAGGCGGGGGCAAATTCTGCGTATGCCGCCAGAGGTTGCCGACATCATGCGGAAAGTCTATCCGCATCTGACCTTTGAGGGCGTGAATGACGAAAATAGCGGAACAGATGTTCGAGGAGGACGGGAAGATCATTGTGCGGCAGACGCACGACTTCAACCCGGTCTTGGAGAAGGCAAAGATGCTCCGAAACGCAGGGGCAGGCCACCTCGGGGAAAGCAAGCTGGTGGGCTTGGTCCCGATGAAGGTTTGGGCTGAGTGGGCGAAGAAATGGGGCGTCAATCCCAACGACACGGCGGCCATGCGTGAGGTTGTGGCCCGCGAGATGAACAGCAGCGACAACGCCCATCTGCGCGTTTGGGAAGGCAAGTACTGATCTTGGTATCGTGAGGGGCGCGATGGTGGATGATAAGCCGTAGCGCAGTCTGATCTTCGACCGATACAAAGCCAATGGCCTCGCAGCGCCCCTCACTTGCATTAACTATCTGATTGCCACGGTGGCTGGCAAGCCTCTGCCTCGTTTTTAATGCGGTTGATTTCTTCAAGATTGCCTCGGCACATGTATTCGATCAGCGAAAGCTGCTCCTGCGTGACCCACCACGCAGGTAACTTGACGTAGCCCGCCCGCCTCAAGGCTCTCGCACCGGGGCTGTTGCTGACTTCACGCGGCATTGTCGTCCTTCATCTCATCAAGCAAGTTCCAGATTATTGCGGCCCTGTTTCTGCGCGTCTTGATCTTTCCCTCCTCCAGCTGCACGGCGGCTTCGGTGAGCAGCCACGTTGCCTGCGCCAGCTTGGCGGTCAGGGCTTCGATCTCCTTCTCGGCCTTGATGAAGTCGTTCTCCACCATGCAGGCTTCTTGCTCTGCCAAGTCCGCCTCGTCGCTAATGTCCTTCACCACTCGCTCAAGACGCTCGTTCTCTGCGGTCAGGGCTTCGATGCGGTCGGCGGCTTCCCAACCATCATGCCCCAGCGGTTCATATTCGTCAGCACGACGCAGCCGCTTCACCAGTTCTTCGTCAGTCATCGTCCCCCTCCATCATCTGTTTCACCAGTGCTGGCACCTTGCGCCATTTGTAGATGCTTGGCGCTGATACGCTATAAAGGGCCGCAGCTTTCTTTACTCCGAAGCGCGCGGCAGAGCGCAGGGCCTCAACGCGAAGCTCGTCCGTCAGGCCGTAGTCTGGATGCAGTCCGGTCATTTCACACAACTCCCCTGCACCCACTGCTTGTCGGCGGCGATGCACTGTTCGTAGCGCACCTGACCGCGCTCCAAGTCGGCAAGGATCAGATGACCGATGCCGTAGATAAAGAACGCAAGGCAGGCGATGCCCGCCAGCGGCACGATGTTGTCCCAGAAGTCAGTCATTTCCGCCCCCTCTGCCATGCAAGGCGGCTGATCCTGTTGGCCAGATCGTCCAACTCCGCCACGCTCATGTCGCGGCTGTCCAGCAATGCGGTGTAGATCGCGTTTGTCAGCCGCTTGGATGGCAGCACAGCCGATCCCTGAATGATCGCCGCCACCGCTTCAGACTGCACGTCACGCACGGGCATGGTCTTCGGTTCTCTGTTCCAGAACATTATTCGTCCTCCTCCGGCAGGTCAAAGCAGGTCAGCCGCACCAACTGTCCCGACGCTGCCAACTCTGACAGCTTGCCCGAGACGACGGCGTCACTCATGTTCAGCGATGTCGCGATCTCCTCGACCGTGCCACGGCCATCGCTTTCGATTAGGTCCAAGATCATCTCGGCCAGCGCATCATCTTGCGGCAGAGGTGCTGCATCTAAGATGCTCACAGCAAGCCAAGGCGTGCGGTCTGGCCGGGTCATGTTAGGCACGACGATGGCCTGCACCTTCTGGCCGACACGCACGCCTTTTTCGAGCATGACCTTGCTCGGGATGAAGACGTTCTCGTTGCTCTCGGTCAGCGCGAAGGCCGATCCTGTAGGCAGTTGGTTAGTTAGTAGGATTGTTTGCTGCATTGTTCTCTTCCAGTTGCTTGAGTTGGTCTTCCGCATCGCGGATGTAAAATGCTAAAACCGTGGTTTCCTGTGACAGCCACGATGGCCTGACGCCGCTCCCGTATCTATTCTCCAGATCGTCCATCTGGGCCTGCTTCTGGGCGATGTATTCGCGGAGTTTGTCTGCCTCGGTCATCACATGATCCCCAATCTGTCTAAGGCGAAGTATGATCTTTTGTACGCCTTGATTAGTCCATCAACGCAGGCGATCCTGTCCTCAATGCCGGGCGTCATGCGGTCAAAGGGTGTGTTGATCAGCGTTTCCCGATAATCCCACAGGGCGGTCAGGACGATGTGCGTGTCCATTGCTCCAAGTTTGACGGCCATGATTACCACCCCATCCCGAGGCCGACGAGAAAGCCCGCGTAGAGCAGGCCGAAGATGCAGAGGATGCCGATCAGGTCGGCGGCGATGTCTCGGATACGCATTATTTGATCTCCTTGTTTGCGATGGTTGTATTAAGCAGCGGCACGGGCTGCATCGCTCTTGCCACGGGCATACCAATCGGCACCCGCAGCGATCACCTGACCAAACTTTACATATGACGCAAAGCGGATTGAGGTGTTGTCCTGATGGTCGCGCACCCCGTCAAGGTAGGCGCACTCAGCGTAGAAGTTGGGGAATTTCATCTTTTGTCTCCTTGTTTGCTAGTTCGTATCCCCACAATACAGCCTGCCACACCGCGTGCAAGCAGAAAAATGCACTTGACGCAAAATTATTTCACAAATAGACAGGCCAAACCGAAGCACAGGAGGACGCCGTGAAGGCACAAGACCAAATCAGACAGTGGGCGGCGGACGGCGGGCGCAAGCTTGGCTGGATCGCTGACCAAGTCCCCGTCGCCAAATCCAGCATGTCACGCTGGATGCAAAACAATATTACGCCCGGTGCAGTGTACCGCAACCGGCTTGCCGAGATCACCGGGATCGACAGCCTGCGCGACAAGGGGACGTGGAAATGAACCGCGCCGAGATATTGGACACCGCCAAGGAATACGTCACCAAGGATCGCGCTGCCACGCACGGCAACCTTGAGGACAATTTCGGCCTGATTGCGGCTTACTGGTCGGCCCACCTCGGGCGGAACATCAAGGCCCACGATGTGGCGGTGATGATGACGCTGTTGAAGCTGGCGCGCATGAAGGCCAACCCAGCACACGCGGACAACTGGGTCGATGGCTGCGGCTATCTGGCCTGCGGCGGAGAGGTAGCCGATAAGGAGAAAGACATGCAGGCCAAGATGCTGGTCGGCTTGAGGGGCGAGGCTCTTTGATTATACTTTCAGCGCGTCCAAAAGGCTTTTTTGCGTGGCATCCTTGTTGCGCAAAACGCCGAGGACGCGCTGATCAATTGTATTGTTCGACACGATATGCGCGATCCGCACCGGGCGCGTCTGCCCCTGTCGGTGAAGGCGGGCGTTGAATTGCTGATAATACTCGAGCGACCAGTTCAGCCCAAACCACACGCACAGCGCACCACCCTTTTGTAGGTTCAGGCCGTGCCCAGCTGACGCAGGGTGCGCCAAGAGCATCGGGATTTCCCCACGGTTCCAAGCGTCGATGGTCTCCTGTTTTTTGTCCAAGACCCGCGCCTGCGGAAACCGCGCCACCAGACGCTCAAGATCGCTCTTGTAATTGTAGGCCACTAGCATGGTTTCGCCGGGGTTATCCTCGACAATGTCCGCCAGCGCGTCGAGCTTGGCGGCATGGGTCTCTGACCACGCCCCTGAGCCGTCGGTGTACAGCGCGCCATTGGCGTATTGCAGGAGCTTGTTCGCCAGCACTGCCGCCGTTGCCGCCTCAACCTCTTCGCCGTCGATCTCGGCCAGCATCGTGCGTTCGAAGTCCAGATAAGCGGCCATCACATCGGGCGGCAGGTCGACGCCAACCGTCAGGTCGAGGCGCGCGGGCATGTCTAGGTAATCCTCCGCGTTCATGTGCACGACCTTGTCCAACAGCAGGCCGTGTATCCTGTCTGCCGATCCGGGCCGGAGCTCGAACTTGCGCCCGAAATAGTCGGCCTCAAAGAACCGCTGCTTGTAGCCTGTCAGCGTACGCCCGAGGCGCTCGCCGTAGTCGATCAGGTACATCTGCGGCCAGAGGTCCAAGAGGCCGTTCGGCGAAGGTGTGCCGGTCAGGAGCACCATCGCGTCGATGTGCGGCAGCATCTTCCGCAGGGCCTTAAAGCGCTTGCTGGACGCGCTCTTGAAGCTGCTGCTCTCGTCTATGACCACCACGTCAAACGGCCACTTGGACCCATAGTTTTCGACCAGCCACGGCACGTTCTCGCGGTTGATGACGTACACGTCCGCATCGAGCGCCAGCGCGCCCCTGCGGGCCTTGTCCGACCCGGTGCAGACCGAGACCCGCAAATGCCTGAGATGCTCCCACAGCCGCGTTTCCTGCGCCCACACGCTGTTGGCAACGCGCAGGGGTGCGATGACCAAGACCTTGTTGGCCATGAAGCCGTCCAGCATGTCGCTGATGGCCGTCAGGGTCGACGTCGTCTTGCCCAGACCCATGTCCAGCGCCAGCATGCACCGCCGCTCGCGCAGCACGAAATCAATGGCCTTGCGCTGGTAGCCGTGCAGGTTATCCCGAGAAAGCATTTGCGGCCTCCATGCTGTCGATCACCACGACCCGGCAGCCGAGCTTCCTGCGAGCCTCGTGGTCGCGTTCTTGCAAGGGTGTCGGCTTCTTGCCGGGGGCCTTCAGCTCGACAAAGACAATCGAGCCGCCGGGAAGCGTGACAATGCGGTCAGGGACTGACCGCCTGCCCGGAGAAACAAACTTCTCACAGAGGCCCCCGAGAAGCTTAACCCGCTTGCACAGCGCGTTTTCAATGTCTTTTTCAAGCATCGTTGATCCCTATCTGTCCAAACACCATCTTCGCCATCTCGATGTACCGCTCGAAGTCAACGTCGCTCGGGAACATCTCGGGCAGATCGAGGCAGGGCTTGGCCCCGTCCGACTGGGGCACCTTGTTGGTGTTCTTGGCGTAGCTGATGGTCTCGTCGGTCCCCACCTCGGTCGAATAGTAGAACCGCACGGCCTTGCCGATGGGCTCGCCCCGCCAGACCGCGCCGCCGGTCACCTTGCGCAGCATCACAAACTTGTTCAGGTCGCGGCAGGAACGGATCACGCTGCGGTAGTCGGCCTTCCCGGCAAGGTGTTCTGCCACCGCATCGGAAACGATCTCGAACACCGGGTTTTTCATCAGCCCAGCCTGCGCAAACGCCCCCTTGCGCTTGACCGACTTGTCTTTCTTGACCGCAAAGTAGTTGTTTACGTCCCGGCTGTGCAGCGCCACATAGTCGCTGCGCTCAAGCTCGTATGAGGTGTCAAGTTCCCAGCCGAACATCACGTCGGCCAGAGCGTTCTCCATCGTCTTAGGGGCGAAGACCACGATGCCGTCGGTGTTGGCGCTCACCACCTTGGCACCGATGGCCTCGACACGCTCGATCAGCATCAGCAGGGACAGCTGGCCCGTGATGGTGGTCTGGATCAGGAGGTTTGGGGCGTAGAGGGCCGAGTACTTGCTCCCAAGCTTTCCGAAGCTCCCGTTGACCACGATCTTCAGCGTGTCGGCGGTCACCTTGTCGCCAGACCGCTTCGCTGCGATGCGGCGTTCGACGATGCTCTTGTAGACCGCCGTGAAGTCGTCGCCCATGTTGTCGGGCGCGATGTCTTGCTGCAGGATGATCGAGGGGTAGTAGGACGCCACGTCGAAGTCCGCCAGAATGTGGGTGCTCCCCGCGTAGACGCTCTGGCTCTTCTCGCAGGAGTGAAGCCCGCCGATCCCCATCTGGTATTCGCTGCCGCCCACCGCGATCCGGGTGTCCTTCAGCCAGTCGGGCAGGGCGATGGAGCCGTTGGGCGAGAGACCAAACTTGTGGTCGAGGATGCGCGAGAAAATCTCGTTCAGGGTCGCGCTCTTGAAGGAGATGATCTTGGGGTCGAGGTATCGGAACGTGGCGGTGTCGGCGATCTTTGGTGCGCGCAGGGTCTTGCTCGACACCCGCTCGATCTCGCTCTTCAGGACCGTCTCGGCGATCTGCGCATCAGACTTCGACCGAAGGTCAACGCCGTACTCAGCGCCCATCTCGACCCGAAGGGCGACCTGTTTTTCGACAGCCTTGTACAGTTCATCCGTCACCCGAAGGTCGTTGATACAATACTGGCGCAGCACCTCACGCTGTTCGGATGAGATACTTGCGCTTGGATCGATGGGCAGTTCTTGCAGCTTTCGGTAACCCATGCGGCCCGCGTAGACCTTCAGGCTCGCCTGACCCGGAACCACGTCGATAATGTCGATATGATCCCAGCTGTTTGGGACATTGACGTCCATATTCTTGCAGACGCGCCACGCGGGGAGGTTTGAGAGAATGATCTCGTCTGACAGTTTCTTCAATTCCGCACAGTCGCGCTTTTGCAGTGCCGCCGCGATCATCGGCAGGTCGTAGCTGTTGCCGTTGAAGCTGATGGTGGTTTGGCTGCTCATGTAATGGGCCAC